GAAAAAAATAATATATATATTATTATACCAAGACAAAATGCTATATTAGGTGTATATAAAGATACTCAAGATTCAAAACACCAGTTTACTATTTTTAATTCCAGAAATAATGTAGAAATTGAAATAGATCAAATTAATAAAATAAGATTTTATAAACCCACTAGATATACACGTGATGAAATTGATTTGATAAAATCATATGCTATTACCGCAATGCCATATGAAATAGGAAAAATTCCTGGTCAAAAATATATTATATATGAATCTGGAAGCTCTCTACATCAGGAGGAGTATCAGTATGGTATATTTACATTTAAAAATAAAGAAACACACAGTAATGGTGACACATATATATTTAAAAGAGATATTCCGAACGACGATGAAATAAAGATATTTGATATAAATATATCTAGTAACGTATTCTATTATAAAGATGATGAAGAAACTATTAAGTCTTTGCGACTTAAAAACCATACAGATAGTCAACATGAATATACACTTGGTGAAGAAGAATCAGATCCAAATTTTAATAAATATGAAAAATATTCTGGGCCTACTACCAAAGAAGAATTGATAATAGGTGATAAATATATGATTGCTAGAACCGGTAATTATTATTCAGTGGGTAAATATATAGGGAGAATCTTAAATAATACAGATGTATTTGAAATTGGTGATGGTGACACAAAATCATATACACAATCTACAATATTAATATTATCTGGGGTAAAATATTTATTACCAAAAAAAGAAGCACCATCACCAGCACCATCACCAGCAGCACCAGCAGTAGAACAAACAGCATCTTTAGGTAGTCCTTCAAATTTATTAGGAAATACGAGTACTACTAGATTATAATTTTTAAAAAATTGAAATTATTAATATCTGTAATTCATATAAATATCAAAATATTATTAATTTAAGAACTTATTTAAGATGAATACCGTACTTCGAAATATCTATGCTATTAATTTTGGCGTATTGTTTTTTACAATGCTGACATCATATCTAGTTACAAAGCCTGAAATTTCAGGATTTGGATTTAGCAATACTAAATTTCCATTATATGACCCAATTATAAAAAGTACTCATTTGCTAGTTCTACCAACTGCATATATTATTACAGGTAAAAAATCATTATCGATTAATTTTCTTACTAATTCTGTAATACCACTATTATATATTCATTTTGCAAGTTTACTTTTACAATTTATTTCAGTAATTATTTGTAAAAATTTTATTCTCTATCTGATATCTATTGGTATTACTAATTATATTTATTCAAGTCTAGATTTTGTTCTTGACCAATTAAATTCTAAACTACTTGTAAGAGAAAATAATCAGGCTTATCGTGGAAAAGGAGCTGTTTTAGCATCAATTCTAGCAATTTATATTTCTTATTTTAAAGGGACAGGTTCATTTTCAGTAGGATTAATAATTATTATTTTTGTAATTTTTAATCAAATTGATAATACTAAAAAAAATCTATCTAAAAATATGTTTCAGATTAAACCCAATAAAAAAAATAATAAATCTGGTTATGTCACATTAAACACATTCTTACTAGTTATATCAACCGTATTTATTACTAGTGTTTCAGATGGGATAATGGATGCATCAGCCAAAGTAATTCTTCAGAATACTAAAAGTCGTAGCCCAATTATTATTAGATATATCAGTCTTGTATTTGGGTATCTTATTAGCACCCCAGGTTACATAAATTTTATTCCTAAAATTGGGATGAGATACTTTGCAACTATGATTATGATATTTCGTATATGGGTACTTTACAAATTTGACGAATATTCTGGTACATTTGGATTAACATATGCATTTGCATTCCAAAGTATAGCTGATATATCATCAGGTACAATTTTTAAGAATGATATTGAAAATGATAATCGAGACTGCTTGCTAAATTCAAAACTTGAAAATATTAAAAATTACAAGTATGTTATTCCAGGATGGATGGCTAATTTTATTGCAGAACAATTTAGCCCAATTCTTAAAACATTTTTAAGTTTTGCATTTTATTCAATGTCTATGAAAAATTCTTTTAATAGGGAATTTTGGATGATTGTCGGGGGAATTACTATAATTTTATCAACAATAATTACGACTATTATCCAAAATTATAATAAAAATCATGAAAAAATTATGTAAATTAATTATTTATTTATTAAGAAAAATTGAAATTAATATTATTATTAATCAAAAAAAATTAAAATAAAAAAAAATATGTATGGAACTGCTAAAAATAATTATGGAGGATCACGTGGTGGTTATAATGACTGTTTTAGTTATCATAAAAATAGTAGGAATATAACCAGTTTTGATAATGAATATCCTATTATTTCTAATGCTTATGGTTTAGATATATCTAAATGTAAAATATTATATAATTGTAATTTAAATATGAAAGGTTATCAATATCAAAAAAATACTGATAATATTATAGATTATACTTTTCATGATACATCAATAGTATATTCAATTCCTTTGAGTATTTTACCATTAAATATTCAAAATAAAGTATGGTATGATGAAACATTAAATATTTTTTGCAATATTACCAATTTAGATTTATATAATTTTCTAACTAGTTTTCTAAAAGATAGAAATGATCAAAAATATAAATCTATGTGGAAATTTATTGATTTATATGATAGAATTGATCCATTATCTGTTAGAATTAACTTTTTATATGGAGAATGTAAACCTTTATTCAAATAATATATTAAATAATTAATTTTTTTTTATTAAAGTTTGTAAAATGTTTTCATTTTTTACCCAAAAATAATAAATTGTTGCAATAATAGCATGATATATACCCAGAGGTATAATATTTTTATCAATTATGTAAAAATATGTCCAAAATCCCCCAATTATTATTGACGAATTGAATAATTTTTGATCTCCATGATGTAATAATCCAAATAAAATACTCATTATTGATATAATTATAAATTTTCTTTTTTTTTCATTTATTTTTATAATTTCATTTAAATTACGTGTTATCATTGATTGCAATAAAAATTGTTGTAAAATACCCCAAAATAAATACAAACCTAAAGTAATATAAAAATATTTATTAATTGATATATTTTTATTATGTGATTTTAAATAAATTATTAAAATAGGAATAAAAACAAGAATAAAAAAAAATGTAGGTTTTTTAAAAGATTTTTTCAAATTATCTAATCTTAATCCCCATAGTTTTAATATTCCTTTATTTTTCTTAATATTATTATATATATAAATTGCCCACATACAAAATATACCAATAATAAATTTTAAATGATTATTTTCTCTATTTAAAAAATATAATACCCCAGTTAAAATAACTAATGACAAATCACAATATCTAGTGGATAATGAAATATTATCTTCATTCATATTATATATATATATATATATATATATTTAATCTAATTTATATATATATATTAATAAAAATTGAATTTAACTTTTATAGAAATACTTATATTCTTAAGAAAAAAAAAATTCTAAAATTGTGTGTAATTAAACATAAAATACTTTGGAATTACAATCTTTGAAATGGATAGTGTAATTAATTTGGATTGGACATACAAAAAAATATACGATCAAGATTTTATTTTTAGAACTATGTGTATATCTTCATTGACTGGAAGACTTATTGGGAAAAATGGATATCATATTAATGATTTAAGAATGAAATATGATACTAAAATATACATAACTGACTGCTATGATATAGAATTTGATAGTCCAGTAAAATACATTAATATTCATTCAAAATTAGATAAAATAGAAAATATTATGAAAGATATTTTTAAATATATTAATAATACTGATAGTTTAGAATTTTTTAAATCGCCTGGATTAAGGGAGGATGAGACTATTGAAATTGAAAATTCGAGGCAATTCTTTAATATTATAAATTTGGATTGGGACTTTCTAAAGATTAAAAAAAAATATTATTGTAAGAGCTTGTGTGAGAAGAAATATATTGGAAGAATTATTGGATTAAAAGGATCAAAAATTAAATCATTAAAAGAAAAATATAATTTAAATATTTTAATTAATGAAATTGATATTACAATCAAAAAAGGGGAATATGAAATGATTTGTATCAAATCATCAAGACCTATTGTTGAAAATATTATAATAGATATTTATAAATTCTTGAATATGACAGATAATTTAAAATTCTATGATCCTCCTGGAATATTTTTGAATAAAAAAATGGCATCAAAACCATTACCTATCTCCAAACAATTAATTGAAAGTGAAAGTGGATATTGTGATTGTTTTATATTTTCTTGTTATAATTACACGGCTTATACTTTTTTAACAACTGGTATATTTGGATATCCTGATAGTGAATTTAAAAAAATGCAAACTATTGGACCAAATACAGATATTTACTTATACAATCTTGACACAAGAGAACTTAATGGGATTTTTAGGGGTATACAACCTTCTAATAAAAATTTAATTGTGAGTGATTTGTATAAAGATTATCCTTCTCAAATTTATGTAAAAAGAATTAAGGATTCACCCCCAATAAAATCTGAATACATGTATGACTGGCAATTCGGTCCTCATAATGCAGAAATTTACAGATTTTTGAGAAATACTATTAATAAGCAAGGAAAAATTTGGGAATGTCCGATGTGTAGTATGATTAATATAACAGATACATGTGAAATTTGTCAATATAATAATACATGATTAAAAAAAAATTGAAAATATATTTTTTTATCATTTTAGATTAATTTAATAATATCTTTCATTAATTAATTTTTTTATTAATTATGCAAAATAACATTAAGTATCAAATTAAAGATAAATTACATGAAATATACAATAAACATTATACAAATGATTCAATAGAAAGCATATTTAATGTATTAATTAAAAGATCAAATGATAATTTATTAAAAGTTATTAATTCAAATATAGATTTAATTGATACTGAAATTGATAATTTAATTAAACTAGAAAAAATTAAATTTGAAGATAAGCTACATTTTTGTAAAAATTTAAATATTAATTCTAGAATTTATATTCCTGAACAAAAATCGTATGCAAATATTACTAATATAAATTTACCATATATAAAATTTAAAAAAGTTTATTCAACAGATAGTAAGATATACGAAATTCTTTATTCAAAGATAGGATTAGAAATGATTTGTACAAAATGTTCTAACAAATTAAATTTATTTTTAAAAGAAAATATAAATTATAAAGATTTAGTTTGTGAAAAATGTATAAGTAATATAAAATATACCCCTCTATTACTTACTCCAAATATGTTTGAATATTTTAATAAAGATTTTTTAAGTGAAGATAAAATTAATAATATTAAAAATAAATTACTTAATTGTAAAATAAAAATAATTCATCCTATTAGCAAACTTGGTCCTCCTCCGGGATTAGATATAATTCCTAAATATAAAAATAATCTTAATGATAATAATAACAATAATATTAAAAAATTAGAATTACCATCACCTAAAGAAAAAAACTTAAATTTACAATTAGGTTCAGCTAATTTATATAATATTCAAGTAAAAAATATTTGGGATAATCTATCTGAAAATTATATGAAAAGAATTATGAATTGGACTATTATTAAAAACATTGATACATTTATATTAAAAAAAACATTTAATCCTGGTCAAGTTTTTAAATATAATAATTTTGGAGCTATTAGAAATATGTCAGAATCAAAAATTTATATTGAAAAAAATAAAAGTTCAAAAAAAGTTTTAATTAAAATTAAAGATAAATTTTTAAAAAATATTATAAAAAGTATGTTACTTATGGAATATGTTATTGAAAATATAAATAATCTAATAAAAATTAATCCCAAAAAAAAATTAACAGAATCATTTTATAATTTATTAAATTCAATCTATTTAAAATATTTAAAAATTTTGGATACAAATGAAAATATTGATAAAGATGACAAAATTAAAATAATAGAAAATAATGAAGAAAAAATTTATTATTATGGATTTATAATAAATTGTGACGATAAACATGAAAAAATATTTTTAGAAAATTTGGTATTTGGTGTAAATAAAATACATATGAATATATTATCAAAGATTACTGAAAAAACAGATATATATTTATATAATAATGAAAAAAAGATTCTAAATGGAGTATTTAGACTTGAACAAACAGCTAAATTAAATATAATTAATAATTCAAATTATCAAAATTATCAAGCTCAAATAAAAGTAAATTATTATATAAATAAAAGACAATTAGTATTAGAAAATTGTTTTTTTGGCCCATGTACAATGGAACATAATAATGTTTTACTAAAATTATTTAATAAATAAATTTAGATTTTTGATAGTATTTTTTTTAATGTATAATTAGGTTTTAAATCTTTTAATTCAAGTTTTTTATTTGTAATTGGACTTGTTTTATTACCTCTTTTTATCCAATCTTCAATGTATTTTTTTTCATAACTTATACCTTCATTATCTACAACTGGTTCTTTCATAATTGATAATGAAATAGGGCAAATACAAAATTCTCTAATAGTATAATTAATTTTTTTATTATAATTATTTCTAAATAGATTTGTAATAATAATACTTGATTTATTAATTTTATCTATTATCCATTTTTCTTTTCCTAAATTCATAGGATTTTCATCTATACCAAATACTGTCCATATCCAATTTACTTCTTTTTCTGTATTTATTATAAATGGTGTTAAATTAGGATTACATGAAAATGATTCTTTGGAGAATTTATATCCTTCTGATATTTTCTGTTTAATAAAATTCCAATCAAAATTTTTATTACTTGACAATCCATTCCAATTCCAAGGATAATTATTATTGTTTTTTACTATATCCCAATTAATTACAGGATTATAGGATATCCATTCCCATACCCATCTATCTTTAAATTTTTTTATAGTATCCCAATCTAATGTATTATTACTTGAAATATATTTCCAATCCCAGTCTAGTTTATTTTCTTCAAAATATTTAATAGGAGTATTTGGATTTTCATCTAAATTTATTAAATAATTTCCTAATAAATCTAAATTTTTATTTAATTCGTCCATTGAAATTCTTCTAACAACTTCTCCAAAATTCCAATTAAATTGAGGATTATCGCGTATATCTTGAATAGTTATACTTTTGTTATAAGATAAATTATTAAAATCCCAATCTTTATCTAAATTATCCAAAACATACTTCATATTAATATTATTATTATGAGATATTCCTCTATAACACCAAGGTAAATCTGGATATTCTTTAATAATTTCAATAGTTGCAAAATCGTGAGATGATATACATTCCCAATGAACTTTATCTTTATTTTTTATAATCATTTTTAACCATTCGTCATTAAAATATTTATTTAAATAAGGATAATTAATAAAATTCATTATTAAAATAAATGTACTACAATATATGTATATTTAAAAAAAGTTGAATAATATATTCATTATAAATTGAATTATCAATTTTTTTTAATCAAAAATAAAGATGGGGGATATTCCACAATTAGGATTTGGAACATACAGATTGAATGATAATACATATGAATCAGTAAAATTTGCTTTACAAAATGGATATACTCACATAGATACTGCTCCTTTGTATAAAAATGAAGAACAAGTTGGAAGAGCAATTAAAGATTCAGGTATAGATAGAAAAAATATTTTTGTTACAACAAAAATAAGTAGAAAAGAATTAAAATCAAATAAAATTCAAGAAAGTATTGAGGAAAGTTTTAAAAAATTAGGTTTAGATTATATTGATCTTATATTATTACATGAACCGATAGATTATGAAAAAAATTGGGATCTACTAGAGAAATATTATTCTACTATTGGAAAAAATAAAGTAATTAATATCGGTGTAAGTAATTATAATGAAAATCATTTACACCAAATTATTAGTAAAAAAAAACCTTTTTGTAATCAAATAGAAATTAATCCATTTTTACTTAGAAATAATATTGTTAATTTTTGTAATAATAACGATATAAAAATAGTTGCACATTCCCCATTAGCAAAGGGAGAAAAAATGAATGACAATCAGTTAATGAATGTTAGTATAAATAATAAAATAACTCCAGCTCAAACAATGTTACTATGGAATTTACAACAAAATCATGTTATAATTCCAAGAAGTAAAAATAATAATCATATTATAGAAAATATAGTTACTAATAAAGAAATATTATCTCAAGATGATTTAAATTTAATTAATACATTTGATTGTCAATATGCAACTCATCCAAAATATTTATAACTAGAAAATATAATTAGGTTTATATAAAGGATTATATTGTAAAAACTCTATTAAACATGGATAATTAAATTTAATAATACTACCATCCTTTTTTTCTAGTATTATTTCTTTATTTTTTATTGATAATTTTTCTACTTTTTGTAAAAGATTATCTATTTCAGAATCGGATTCATCGGAAATTTTTAGATTTTTCATATTATCTAATAAATTTTCAAATAATTTAGGATTTTCTTTTCGGGTAATACTAAAATCATTAAATTGTTTTTGTAATTCGTTCATTTTGTTTAAGATATATACTTTAATATAAAATATATTTATATATAAAAATTGATTATATTATATATAACTATAAATTAAATAATATAAACTAGTAATAATGGTGTATATATTTAGCATTGATGGAAATATTGGATCAGGTAAATCAACTTTAGTAAAATTACTTGAAAGGCATAAAAATAATTTTCAATATGATATTGAATTTATACAAGAACCTGTAGATGAATGGGTAAAAATTGTTGATGATAAAGGTGAATCAATTTTAACAAAATTTTATAAGGATCAACAAAAATATTCTTTTTCATTTCAAATGATGGCATATATTTCAAGATTAAATAACATAAGAAATAAAATGAAAGAGTGTAAGGATGATAAAAAGATTGTAATTTTTATTACAGAAAGATCAGTATTAACAGATAAAAATATATTTGCTAGAATGTTATATGATGAAAATAAAATAGAAGATATAAATTATAAAATATATTTAAAATGGTTTAATGAATTTATAGATGAAATTCCAATAATAGGAAATATTTATATTCAAACTGATCCAAAAACAAGTTTTAAAAGAATAAATAAAAGAAATCGTGATGGAGAGAATATTCCTATCGAATATTTGGAAAACTGTCATAAATATCACGAAGAGTGGCTAAATAATAATGAAAATCTAATTATAAATTGTAATGATGATTTTGAAAGTAATAAAGATAAATTTAGTAATATTCAAGAAAAAATATATAATTTTATTATAAATAAAATTGTATCCCAAAAAACATCATTAGCATGTTAAAGAAAATTTAATAAATGTATTACAATAAAATTATCTAATTTTTTTAATTCTAAAAATATTTTACTTATTGTATTTTTTTTTTCTACATGTATTCTATTTTCTTTTAACAATATAATATATTTTCTAACAAGTAGCCTAAAATTAAAACTTATAATATAATTTCTTTTAGTATTATAATTTTGTAAAGATTTTTTAAAATTTTTATCTCCAATATACCAAGATAAAATATCTGATAAATTTTTACCTAAATTATGATCTCTATTTAATATTTCACCGAATTCTATTATTTTATTAAATTTTGTTGGTAATTTATATTCATTTAATATTTCCCAAAATAATCCAGATATTTCAATATCTAGTTTATTAATGTCATTCACATTCATTCCTCCACGAAAAAAATAAAGAGATAATATAATTTCTTCTATTTTTTGTCTTTCAAAATTTGAATAATCATTTTTATTAATTCTTTCATAATCAATATTCAATACTTTATGAATTATATAATGAGGAATTTTTATAATTCCTGTTCTAAATTGCCTAATTATTTTGTTCTTATATTTAATACCTTCATTTGAATTTATCCATAAAGATGTTTTTTTATCATTACTATCTAGATATAATTGATACTTTGGTAATCTATATAAACTCATTATTCTATTAGTTTATAAATTAGACTTTTTTATCTATTATTTTATATATTGATGTTAGATTATTAAAATATCAATTTTTATAATGACTAATCAATTGGAAGCATTATAATATTGTTTTCATTATCATATACATTTATAGAATCATTATACTCTGATACGTGAATAATTTCTTTTAAATATGATATATCAATTTGAAATGTTGTTCTTTTTTCTTTATATTTGTAATAATGGTATTTGACAAAATATAAACATGTATACGGTAGTACAATTATTTTATCTTTATAAAAAACAGAATTTACTGAATATAAATCACTTAATATTGGTATTTCTATACTATTTTTATCTATTTGTTTATAATTTATAAAATCAAAAGTAAAATTATAATTTTGAAAATCATTTATAAATTCTTTCTTTAGTAAAATATTATTATATTTTATATTTTTAATTTTATCATTTATTTTAATACAATCGGTATATCTAATTATTGGGATTATTTCACATTTGTTATTTGAATATAAATTTGTAAGAATACATTTATTATTATATAATTTAAAAATTGATTTTTCAAAATTTGAACCTTGGAAAAGATTCATTAAATTAATATATATATATATTTAAATATTTTTATTTAAATATATTAATCATATATTATTCATATATTAATATATATAATGGGATGTAAACAAAGTAAAAATGAAGTTTCAAATAGAATAAAAATTCAACCCAAATTAGATTTAATAGAATTAGAAAATACAACAATTAGAACTCCTATATTTTCATTTAATGGATATGAAACAATTGCTAAATGTGTAAAGTGTTATGATGCAGATTCTATTCATGTTGTATTTTTATATAACAAAAAATTTTATAGATTTATTTGTAGATTAAATGGCATAGATGCTGCAGAGATAAGATCTAAAAATGAAAATGAAAAAAAAATTGCTATCAAAGGAAAAGAATTTTTGGAGTCTTTAATTTTAAATAAATGTATTAAGGTTTTATGTTATAATTATGATAAATATGGTAGAATATTGGTAGATATATTTAGTAATAACGTATATATTAATAATTTATTGATTAAGAAAAAATATGCATATAAATATGATGGTAAGACAAAAAAGAATTTTGATGAATGGTATCAGAAAAAGTAAGATATGTAAAACTCTTAATTAGTTGGCCAATAAAAATATGGATTGTTTTTTAGATTTTGTCGTCTTTTTATGTACCCGTCGTCATATTGTGAAGGATGTGGTTCTATTATAGTAGGTTTCCAATTTCCAATATAATACCAGTCTAGTCCAATCGGATCCCCTTTTTCAATATCTATATAATCATATCTCCAATCTATTAAATTTATTTTACCATATTTATTTAACCATTCCCACTGATATTTTCATAATTTTGTAATAGACATTATAATATATAATTATATTAAATATTTAAGCAAATGGTATAAATAAAAATTGAAAATTTAATATATAGGTATTTCTTAATTAAATATACAGTATTCTAAAGATATTTGAAAGAGTATCTATTTCTATACATTATGTCTGACCTCGGTGATTCTCAGAAACCTATGTTTAATCCTGAAATTATGAATTGTAAAGGGAAAATTCATTTCCTAGGTAAAGGTAAAGGTCAAAGTAATTTACAAGGGAAAGGTAAAGGTAAAGGTAAAGGTAAAGGTTATGGTCGTGGTCATGACAAAGGACGTGGTCATGGTAAAGGTAAAGGATATGGTCGTGGTAAAGGATATGGTCGTGGTAAAGGATATGGTCGTGGTAAAGGATATGGTCGTGGTCATGGTATAGGATATGATTATGAACAGAGTGAAGCAAGTAAAATTAACATGGGTATATCTAATATAGTAATTAAATCACTTGAAGATAGCAGTAAGGTTATTCTATTTAATAAATGGAATGATAACGAATACGGTATATTCTCCTTGGAATATAAAATACCATTTAGTATTGATTCTATTAAGTATAACTGTGCAGATCAATATATTATGGCTAGAAAGGCACAACTATTTGGAGATGAATTTGCAAAGGAGCAAATAATGTTGTCTAATAATCCTACTGAAATTAAGAAACTTGGAAACAATATTTCTAATTTTGATCAAGTAAAATGGAGTCAACTATATTTTGAAATCTTAGTAACTGTTAATTATAATAAATTTAAGAAAAACAAATCTATAATAAATAATCTGCTTGACACAAGAGATAAAGTTATAGCTTTTGCATCTCCTATGGATAAAGTTCTAGGACTTGGGGTATATCTATTTAATAAAGATGGTTCTCCAAATGTTCATTCTTACAATAAATCAAACTGGCCCCATGATGCTCAAAATATTCTTGGGAAAGCTTTGATGGAAGTTCGTTCAATTATCAAGTCTGAAATATTTTATTAATAATTTAATTTAATTAAATTAAAGTTAAGTTAAATAATTAAAATTTTTTTAGGTAACATACTTTAATATTTATTTATAATTAAAACTATTATGAATAAAAAAAGAAAATATGAAGTTGTAAATTCAGATTCAGATGACGATGAAAAACATCCTTTATTTAAAAATCCTTATGAAGAAAAAATATATACAATTGGAAACGAATTACATTTTACAGCTCATATAGATGATGATACAATAGAATTAGCAATTAAAAAAATATCATCAATAATTAATAAAAATAAATCTAAACTAATAGAATTTAGTGACGATGTTAATACAGAATTAGAATATGAAACAGATAAATTTACAATAACATATATTGTAGATTCTCCAGGAGGCTCAGTTACATCTATATTAAAATTTGTTGATTTTATAAGAATGATTAAAAGTAAATATAAAAATATAGAATTTATTTCAATTGTTACTGGATTAGTAGCATCTGCTGGAACTATTATGTGTGTTGTTGCAGATAAAAGAAAAATGACAAAATATGCACATGCAATGATTCATGAATTATCTGGAGGCACTGGAGGTGGTGTAAAATATACTCATATTAAATCTCATGCAAAATTTGTTACTGATTTACATAATGCATTAGTAGATATATACATGAGTTCTTTACAAAAAGATGAATCTTATAAACAAAAATTGGAAAAAATGTTAACTGACGAATCCTGGTTTAATTCAGAAGAATATTTGAAAAATGGATTCGTTCATGAAATTAAGTAATTATTTTGCTGACATAATTAATTCTATTAAATAGTCATATGAATTAATATTGGTATTATCTTGATAATTTTGATTAAAAATATTCCGCGAATGATAATCTTTAGATTTAATGGTTTTAGTTTTATTTGGAGAAATTTCAAAATTTTTATCCAACATTATAAATATAATATTATATTTATTATGTATTTCTTTTATTTAAAATATAGGTAATAAACTTAGAATAAATTTACATTTCAATTTTTATTATGTAAAAAAAATTGATTTAAAATAATTTTCCGGTTAATACTTTTAAATTATAAATATATCTTTTACTAAATAAATTTATCATGTCAATTTCTAAATACATTGTTTCTATTTTTACTTATAATGGCGATAGCACATATACACAATTTGGAGATGGATTACTTAAAATTGAAGGTTCAAAATTAGAACTTTCATATGAAAAAGAAAAAGAAGAAATTAAATTGATTGAAGAATCTATTAAGGGTAATTCAATTTATATTCTTTCTAATGTTAAAACAAAGTCTAATACATATGATTTTGAAATTGTAATTAATAATATTCGTTTCGGTATTAGGTTTGATTCATCTTCATCAGAGTCTAAAAACAACTTTGTTAAAGAATTTGAAAAACAAAAATCATCATCAATTAAACAATCAATGTATCCTTCGGGTAACTTGCATATTGAAGGTGTTCAATGTGATGGTAATTTTGGTGAAAATTGTATTGAATATTATGATAGTCCAGTACGTATTATAAAATATGTTGGAGATTTTGAAGATTGTGAATATGATGGATCTGGAACATTTTATTCACAGAATGGATTGTTTAGACTTGTAATTCCAAACATTTGCTCCAATAGGCCAAATGGTCTTGTAACATTGTATATTGCCAACGAAAAAAATAAAGAAATTAATTGGGATGATAATAAAGAACTATCAGAGTTAGACATTACTTCTGATACATTTATTGAAGAAGTTCTGAAAATTATTTCAATTGATAGTTATAAAAATATTGTAGAAAAAGCTAAATTCAGAACTCTATCTCTTGATGAAAAATTAGATTATCTATATGATAATATGAATAATGATACTGTAATCCAAAAAATTTATGAAAAGAATAATTCATTCAAACATTGGTTTTTTAGTATTACCATTATTTATATTATTTATTTTGTAGTATTTAAATTAGTAATTTCTTTTATGTAGATAAAAAAAATTGATTATTTTACATTTTATTTATAACTTAATAAAATATTTTAAATATAGGTTAATACAAAATAAGCATAATGAGTTTTCTTAAAACCAAGCGTAAAAAACATATCAAAATTACTCTAATTGGTGACGGTGCTACAGGTAAGTCATCTTATTTTGATAGATTGAGTAATGGATTATCTTCAAGTTATAAATTTAGTAAAAAATATGATGCGACAATTGGATGTAATGTTTGTCAATTAGAATTTACTGTTAATGGTGAATCTATTATTGTTCATCTATTTGATACTGCAGGTCAAGAAAAATTTGGAACTTTAAGAGATAGTTATATTTTAGGTTCTGATGCAATTATTGGAATGTATGATATTAGTAATATTGATACAAAAAATAATATTAGTGAATGGATTGCAAATATTAAAAGAATTTGTGATGAAAATAAAATTAAAAATATTCCAATTTCAATTTGTGGCAATAAATGTGATCTTGAAAAGAAAATTAAAGAACCACGCTCTACTTATGAATTTAGGCAATCTTGTCTAGATGGAATGTATAATAATTATGGTAAAATTAAATCAGAATTAATTTCTGTTAAAGCTAATATTAATTTAATTTCACCATTTATATTCCTAATTAAGCAAATTTTTGGTTTATGGTCAGATCCACAATTAATCCGAGTTTAATTAATTATTTTTTTTATAAAAATAATATATATATATTATTATATAATGAGTAATACTCAAGAAAAAATTTTAATCAATGACACTAAAGATTCTGAAAAAAATCAAGAACCAAAAAAAAATAAAAAAACTATAAAAAAATCCAAGAAAAAAAATAGTAATTCATCATCTGAACAAGCCCCTGCACCTGAGCCAGCACCTGCACCTGAGCCAGCACCTGCACCTGAGCCAGCACCTGCACCTGAGCCATCTCCTGCACCTGAGCCATCTCCTGCACCTGAGCCATCTCCTGCACCTGAGCCATCTCCTGCACCTGAACCAGCTCCTGTATCTTCACCTGAACCAGCTCCTGTATCTTCACCTGAACCAGCTCCTGCATCAGTACCTAAGCCATTACCCGTTAGAAAAATAAGAAGAATTATTCCAAAAAAATCAAGTAATAATAATTTTCGTTAATTATAAATATTATATATTACTATATGCAAATTCATTAATTTCTCCAACTAAATGTTCATTATCTATACCTGTACCTAAAAATTTGTATTCTTGAGAGAAAAAATAAAATCTAATTTGGAATGAAATTAAAATTATTACTGTAAAAACAGCTGTCCATATAGGAGATGTTAATACACCTTTTCTCTCATCTTCATTTTTTTTAATATATTCTGTATTTTTATAAATATTATTTTTAATTTTTATTAGTAATAATATTAATACAGTAATAATAGCTAATCCTGTAAAAGCAACATATCTATTATTTTTATTAATTATAATTTTTTCTCTTTCATTTAATGTATGAAGATATGATTTTAAGGGAACAGTATCTATTTTACTATTTACTAATCCTAATACATAAGAATATAATTTATGATCTTTTATATATTTTAATTTAAGTAAATTTACTTTATTTGCAATAGATTTGGAAATAGTACTAATACCATTATTAAATTGAAAATTAATATTTGGAACTACTACTAGATAAAAAAAAGCAATTTCAAATATTGTTAATATTGTTGCAACTAAAATTATACAAAAACATCCTCTTTTTCCATCTAAACTAGTTAAACTTTCATAAAAACCCATTTATATATATACTATAATATAATAAATTTATTATATTATAATATTATATAATGCCATATAAATTTATAGATATATTTGAAACTCCAAATTTAATAATTACATTTACTAATATTCTTTTTTTTATTATAGTACAAATTTGGTTTTTTAAAAATTTCGCGTCACAGCAAGTTGATACAGTATTAAAAAATAAATTACACATTGTTAGTACATATTTAAATTATGATTTAGATTCAAAAAAAAATATATTAGAAAAAATTAAAAAGATTAATGAAGATTATAAAAAATACATTGAATTCAAAAATAAAGGAGAAAGTGATGAAAAAATTTTTTCTAGATTACCAGAATTAAAAAATAATATAAAAAGATTATCAATTAAAAATAAACAATGGAGAAATGATGAAAATTGGAAAAGTATTAAAAGTAAATTAGGTCCAATTATTATAGGATTACTAATTGTAATATTTATCTCAATAATTTATCAAATATTTATATCCAAAACTCCATGGAGAAATAAAGATGGCGGATTTTTTAGTGTTAACACATCATTATTTATCTTAATACTTGGAGCATTCACAACTGAAATTTTATTTTATTTAGGAATGGTCAAGCAATATATATACTATGGTGATCATGATATTTATGAAAGATTATATTCAGATCTTAGAAATAATTATATGTTTAAACCTAAATTAGATTTATTGAATTTAAATATTAAAGATGGAAAAACTATTAAAGAACTTGAAAAAGAATTAGATGGTGAAATAGATAAAATATATGATAAATTATTAACTGATAAAGATATACATGATGATGTTTTAGCGTTATTAGATACAAAAAAACAAGAATACACTCAAACAATAAGAGAAAATTCATATATAAATAATATAGAGAAAATTTATCAAGAATTATCAGATCAATATAATAATAAAGATTTAATAATTTCAAAATATAATGAAGTAAAAGATAATTTTAATGAAGTTAAAGATAATATACCTAATGTAAAAGTAAATTTAAATTAATATGTATAAAAATTTATTCTATAAACTAATAAAAAAAACTAAAATTTCTCTAATTGATGAAGAAGTTTTATTTTCTATTTCATAATCTGATGGACAATGTAGAACATCACCATCAAAAACTATCATGTCTCCTTCTTGAGGTTCAAATTCATCTATTAAATTATAATAATCACCCTTTTTTTTATATAAATCTTTTATTTCATAAAAACTTAATTTATTATTTTTTATATTTTGTACTTTATAATAATAAATTATTGTAAAGCATTTTCCTGCTACAGGTCCATCTTTATCAGAATGAATAACAAATCCGTGATTTGATTTTTCTGTAATAATATCAATAGAGTGTTCAATACAGATTATTGGATTATTATTCATCACATGAGATAATTTATTAAATTTAGATGAACCTATGGAAATAATGTATTTGCTTACATCATCTAATTCTAAGAATTTATTTTCATATATATTTTTAATATAACCTTTCTTTTTTGGAACCACTTTACATATCTTTTGAGTATCTTCACTATCGATTTTACCTTTAAAATTTCCAACAAATTGATACATATTAATATCTATTTTTTTTTATCTTTATTAATAATAAATTAATAATGTGAAATATTTTCAATGTTTTTGAAAAAATTATTATAATTTTAAAACTAAATTTATAAAAGTTTATATATGAAACTAATTAGAGACATATATATTATATCCAATTATTCTAAATTAAGGCTTTTATATAATTTTTCACACATCAATTCATTTACATAATGATATGAAATTGTTTCATTTGAAACATTATTAAAACCTAATTGTGTATTAAATTGTGAAATATAATCATGATACCAAAATTTATTATTTTTATTTATATTAACCATTGTAATTGGATTAAATGGATGGAATCTATCACGATTGTATCTATCTGTTGTATTATACAGAGGTATTGTATTTTTAAACATAAATCCAATTCCAGTATCTCCTGCTCCATAATATTTTATTTTTTTTATTTTATTTATTAGTATATCTATTGATTTTTTATTTAATATATATCCTGCACCTCCACTATTAAAATATAATTGTTTATCTGGTATATATAATCTTTTTCCCGCGTAAATAGGTTCATTTATTGGTAATATATTAATATATTTTTTTAAATTGATATAATTAACAAAAGTATCATCATCTACTTGAAAAAAGAAATCATATTTATAGTATAAATTTTTATATATATATTTCCATAATTCAGATACTTTCTGCCATAAATTTTTAGGATCATTTGATTTTAATACAATATTTGGAAATTCATTTGTATATTTGTTAACAAAAAAAAGAATATCTACATGTTTTCCCCAAGTATTATAAATTGTTTTACATAAATTATAATTTTTATGATAACTTAATACACATACGAGTACTTTTTTATTATTTGTAAATGATTCATTAATATATATACAATATAAACTTGTAAGTATTAAAATATAAAGTATTATTTTATATTTGTTATTATATTTATTCATTATAATATATTATAATTAAAAAATATATTTATAGGAAAGTTTAATTTTAATAAAAATTAATTGATAATTAATTTTTATTTTGTATATATTTTTTAATATAACCTAACGTTTTTGTAAAAATTGATTATAATTTTATTTAAATACAAAATTATTTAAGTTAAATAAGATTATGGATGTATATTACAATGATAAAGATTATTACCCAATGGATTGGGAATATACAAATAAAAATATACAAACAACTTTAAATGATAAAAATAGAATTTTAAATAGAATAGTTCCAAGACACTGTTTTTCACAAAATAATTTTGGTATACAAATAAATATTAAACGTGATAAATATTTTGTTGAAATGAATAAATCATGGGGTTTAACTAAAGAAAATATTATAGATAATATCAATAGAGAACGTTATTCAAAACCTTATTGTAGAATATGTCATAAAGGTGAATTTAATGAACTTGTTCTTGATCATTGGCATGATTTGAATAAACCGGGTAAATATAATTTACATGAATATCCAGGTTATTTTAGAGCGTTTATTTGTAAATCGTGTAATAGTATTGAATCTCATGCTAAAAAAATTACTAATATAGATGATAGAAAAAACTATTGGTGTGAAAAAAAAGAATGGACTTTTGTAAATAGAGATTTTTTTTTGGATAATTTAAAGAATTTAGGATATTTAAATTAATTATTATAATATTTTTATATATTATAACAAAATATTTTACTAAAAAAAAATTTGAAAAAAATTTATTTATGATGCTTTGCATTGATATGTCAATAAAAAATAATATATAATATGGAGACATTTACTGATCTTTATGAGTTTCTTCAATTGTATAAAGAAAATAATATTGTACCTTGGTTACAAGAACCATGGGTTGGAAAAGATAAACAAGAATCACTATTAAGATTATTTGCAGGATTAGGTTTAATAGATAAACTAAAATCATATGATATTTGTAAAGGTAATTTTAATAAAAAAACTATTCAAAAGAATACTGTGATTAAAGATATATTTTACAATGGAAAAAAAGAATTAATTAATTTAAAAGATAAAGGTGATTCATCTGACTTGACAGGAATGTTAAAAGATAATGAAAAACATTTATTGGTAACAACATCAAAAAATTTAAATAAAACACAAGTTGGAAAACTTGATATTGATAAAATATTAACAAATTTTAAACAGTATGAGGATGAAGGTTATACAATGTCATTATGTATATGTATTAGAAATAGAGTTGATTTTGAAACTATGAAAAAAAAAATAGAAAAAACTAATTTGCAATTGAAATTATTGTTAGAAAAAGAGGATACTAATATTATTGACTGGGAAGATTTGAATCAAGCATATAATCAATTTAAAATATTTTATGGACAGACTCCAATTGATAATATTATTAGTTCAAAAAAAACTACATTATGTTTAAAAATGCACCAGCATCTTGGTGTCTTAGAAACAATTAGATTGAAAAATTGTGATAAAAAAAAAATTCTATGGGGTCACATTCAAAGAAGTGGTAAAAGTTATATAATAGGTGGTTGTATTATTGAGGATAGTAAAGATAAGGATGAATGTAATTATTTAGTAATTACAACAGCACCAAATGAAACAATCGAACAACAAAGAAAAGTATTTGACTGTATACAATTAACAAATTTTAATGTAATTGTATTAAAAGATAAAAATAAAAAACCTGATTTAACCAAAAAAAATATTATTATTTGTTCCAAACAATTTTTACAGACTACAATCGATAAAGAGGGGGATAATAATACTGAGGAAAGAACAAAAAGTATACCATGGTTAAAAAAAATGTCTTTTGATATGAGATTTTTAGATGAAAGTCATAATGGAGGAACAACAGAATTAGCAAAGAAAACATTAAAATTTTATGGAAAAGAAGCATTTACAGCTCAAATTACAGCAACATATTCTAAACCTATAAATGATTATAATATTCCAAAAGACTCTTGGATTTTATGGGATTTAGAAGATATTAAACTTTGTAAAAATATTACAGATAAAGATAGCATCATAAGATTAATAGAAAAACATGGTGAGTGTATTCAAGATATTATTTCGAAATATTCTCAGGATAGTATAATTAGAGAATATTCTAAATATCCAGAATTATGGTTATTAACTGATGAAATTAATCCAGATGTTGTATCTGAAATAATAAATGATACACGAGATAATAATTATGGTTGGTCATCAGATGCCTGTTTTCTTCTTAAACAAGGTATAAAAGAAGATATGGACATTGGAAAATCTACAATAACAATAAATGAAGAGTTTCAAAATGAAGAAGAAAATTTAAAATTATGGTATAAAATTTTTGGGAAAAAAAACAAGTTTGGAATTCCTGATAAAGATTATCCAGATGAAAATGTATTTATGAAGAGAATTGAAAAAATATGTAAAAATCCAACAATAGATTCTCGATTTATTGGAGAAGGAGATTTTAGAGATGAACCTATGATTATTATGGCATTTTTACCACAAAATAATATTGATAAAATTTCTAAAGCAACAATAAATATTTTAGAAAAAAATAATGTTATTCCAGAATATGAAATAATTAGTATTAATAGTAAAACTACTAATAATCCCAAACAATCTATTGAGGATGCGCGTATCAAAGCTAGAAATAGTGGTAAAAAAGGGGTTCTTGTATTGAGTGGTAAACAATGTAGTCTTGGAGTATCAATTGATAATTGTGATATCGTGTTGTTATTAAATAATAATAAGGGATTTGATATGATTTATCAGATGATGTTTCGTTGTATGACAGAAGGTAAAAATAAAAAATGTGGTTTTGTATTGGATTTAAATATTCATAGAGTTATTGAAACTTCTATAATTAATTATGCTTCATTGATAAAACCAGATATTCATCCAAGAGAAGCAACAAAATATATACTGCAAGAAAGACTTATAAATTTAAATGGTGACCATTGGATGCATTCTTTTGGAAATGATGTATCAAAGATTACTGATTTCAGTAAAAATATATATGAATTATTTTCATCAAATGTAGAAAATGCATTAAATCATTATTTAAATCGTCTTTGTTTTAAAGAAATATTACTAAAAAAAGAAGAACAGATGTTATTTAATGCTATGTTTAGTAATACAACACCTACAAAAAAACTAAAAGAATTAAAAGATAAATTATTAGATGAAGAAGAAAAAATTAAAAAAGGTATTGAAAAAATAAAAGTTGATACTGAAGATACAGATATATCATCAGAAATAAGTGATAAAGATAAAGTTGAAGAAGAAGAACAACAAGTAAATTATATGGATATTCTAAAATATATTATTCCTCTTGTATGTCTTTTAACTATTCATGATAAAGCAACATTATTTGTAGAAATGTTTGAAATAATTGAAAAGGATGATTATAAAAATAATATCCTTATTAATCAAACTAAGAGTTGGTGGGGTAAATCAATAGATTCAAAAGCACTAAAAAATTTTATAGATTTATATATAAAATACATGAAAGATGATAAAGAAACTAATCAGATTATTAGAACTGTTAAAGAACTTTTTATGAAAAATATAAAAAATACTAGGGAGTTATCTAACCTAATTGACAAATATTTAATTCCACAAGAACTAGAAAAGAAAAGTAATGCTGAAGTTTCTACACCATTCAAATTAAGACAAGAAATGTTGGATAAAATTCCGAAAGAATTCTGGACATCTTTAAATAAAGTATTTGAACCTTGTTCTGGAAAAGGTGGATTTATAGTGGATATTATTGATAGATTCATGAAAGGTCTTAAAAAAATTATTCCAAATAAAAAAAAGAGATATAAAACAATTGTTGAAGAATGTTTATATTTTAGTGATATAAATCCAACAAATATTTATATTTGTAAATTGTTAATAGATCATAATAATAAATACAAAATAAATTATTATGAAGGAGATACATTAAAATTAGATATCAAAAAAAAATGGAAAATTAATAATTTTGATGCAATTATTGGAAATCCTCCTTACAATTCATCTGGAAATATTGGAACAGGTAATACTATTTGGCAAGATTTTACAAAAATGTCATTAAATATATTTTTAAAACCTAATGGATATCTTTTATATGTTCATCCTCCTGGATGGAGAAAACCTAATACAAAAAGAGGAAAATTTTTTGGATTATATGAATTAATGACTAATGAGAATCAAATGATATATTTATCAATTCATGGAGTTAAAGATGGTAAGCAAACTTTTAATTGTGGTACTCGTTATGATTGGTATTTAATTCAAAAAATAAAAAACTATACATCAACTTTAGTAAATGATGAAAAAAATATAAATATTAATATTAAACTGGATAAATTTAAATGGCTTCCAAATTATAATATCTCTAAAATAAAAACTATTTTAGCAGATAAAGATGAGGAAAAATGTGAAATAATGTACGATAGAACTAGTTATGGAGCAGATAAAAAAAATAGAGTTTCTAAAGTACAATCAGATGAATTTAAATATACTTGTATTCATTCAACTCCGAAAAGCGGAATTAGGTATATGTTTAGTAATGTTAATAATAGAGGTCATTTTGGTATATCAAAAGTTATATTTGGTGAAAGTGGAATAAACACTCCTGTTATTGATATGGAAGGTAAATATGGAATGACTCATGGAGCAATGGCAATTAAAGTAGATAATGTAAAAGAAGCTGAAATTATTTGTAAAGTTATTGAAGGAAAAAAATTTAATGATATTATTAAAAGTTGTTTATTCTCATCATTTAGAATAGATTGGAATATTTTTAAAGATATGAAAAAAGATTTTTGGAAAGAATTTATTTAAATTTTAAATTTTTAAATTATCTTTTTAAGTTTTTGGAAAAAAATTTATTCTTTTAATTTAAAAAAAAATTATCATTTTAAGTTTTTAAAAAAGTATTAACGACAGTTTATTTATAAAAAAAAAAAAAATATTAAAAATAATTTTAAAAAAAATAAAAAAAAAATTTAATAAAAAAATTTAGTACAAATATTAGAAAGTATAATAGAACATTAAAATGCACAAAAAAATAAAAAATTAAAAAAAATAAAAAAAAAAATTCAAAAAAAAAAAGTTCAAAAAAGTTTAAAAAAATTTCTCTCCCCCCCCCC